CTACCTGTACCTTGGTCGATTGCCATGTTTACACCAACAATGCTTTGGTTAACAGTAGTTACAACGCTATTAGCAAATACAACAGCTACTTTAAAAGCAGCCATAGGATCGTCAACAACGTAAGCTACAGCCGAAGTAGCAGCAGCATTACCTGGGTAGTACTGAGCTTGAACTGTTTGACCTTGACTGTTTACATACTGAACACCAACAAATACACCATAAGTGTAGTTAGCAGCAGAAGTTGTAGAGTCGTTTGTAACGCCTGATACTGCAATAGTGCCACCATCGACTAAAGCTACGATATCCCCGTTAAAAATTGGAGTGTTATAAGTACTCGCAATTGGCAATTGACGGGTTGCACCAGCGTAGGGTTTGCCATCTACGCTGTTGATCGGAACTAAGCCGTATGGAGCTGTTACGCTTGGATAAGCCATAATAAATCTCCTAAATTAAATAAAATTAACTACCTTTTCCAAAAGAACCCACTGTAACTTTCCCTTCATTAAAAAGAGGCATCCGTGGATCACTTTGGCGCATAAGAGTGTTGTCTACAGCCTTCATTTGAGCATCTGCTTGGTCAGAGTAATGTTTATTACGCTGCTCAACAAACTCAAGTGGAGTTTTGCAAAGTAACAATCCACCAATCTCAATGTTGTCTTTAAAACGACTATTGGGATCAGCTAACAGTTTGAATTGAGGTTGTTCTTCTAGCATTACAGGTTCCCATCCTTCGCGCAACTTGGCGGAAAGGTTACGTGGGTCAGCCTGATTCATGGTTGAAGTACGAATCCAGCGATAAGCATACCCAGCCTGTTTGTCTGGCTCAGGGAGAAGTTCTGGTGGCATCCACTGTTTAGGACGCTCCGAAAATTCACGGGTTTCTAGCTCACGAGTTAATTTATTACTAGCCATGTTAGGCCTCCAATTTCATAAGTTCACGGACATACTGCTCAGGCGTTAGACCAAGTTTCTTGGCGATCGCAACTTGCGACGTCTTCAACCTAATCTTCTTGGAGGCTGTGCTCCTAGTAGCCGGTGCAACTACCGTGGACGGTTTAACTACTGGTTTGTCAGCAGCTCTCACTTCCCTTGCTTCTTCGGGTACTGGCATTTCCAGATCTTCGTCGAAACCTTCTGGGAAGCGTTTGCGCATGGTTTTGTCCAGTGCGGCATAGTACTCATCAGATCCAACCACGACACCTTGGCGTTTTAGCTTTTCATGTAAGCCTAGTGCCGATGCTGTCATCTCCTCGTCCTGTCCGAACCAGGGATTCCTTGACTGCCATGCCATAACTTTGTCATCAGGGCGAGCAGCAGGTTGATACTGTTCTTGTGTTTGTACATCAGATTCTTTCTCTTGTAAAGGGGGCATCTTAAAATTGTTTACTCTGTCTAATTGCAGAGTGGCATTAGTAATAGCCTGTTGGGCGTTCATCATGCCCTCGCTATCACCATTGTCATAAGACTCTTTATATGCCCTTTTAGCCATTTCAAGTTGTAAGTCGGCTGTTGTTTTCATCGCAGCGACATACTCTTGCTCGCCCTTTGAGAGCATAGTTCTAATACGCTCGTTTTCCTCCCGAAGCCGTTTTGCAGCGTCTACGGCGGCATTTTGCTCACGTTCGGCAGCCTCCCGTGCTCGACGCTCGTCGTTCCAGATCTTCTTCATCTGGATCATCTTTTTCTTAGCGTCCTCGCTGTACTGATCTAGCTCACTTACATCTACCTCGAGCTTTTGTACAACTTCTCTGGGAGTAGGTTCACGCCCACGGTCTTCGACGGGTGTATCGTCTTCAATTTCGATCTCGATCTCAGGACCAGCAGCTTCTTGCCTCTGCTCTTCCTCGACTTGTTCTAAGGGTTTACCCTGATCTTCTACTTCATCAGGGAACTTATATTGCTCTTTTTCCATTTCAGCCATTGTGTAGGCTCCTTAAATGAATTTACGGGTGATGCCACGTGGGTCTTGAACTACAGCCTCCACAGAGTCATCGTTAATAATCCTAAACTCCCTGCCATGGATAACTAAGCGAGTTCCAGCATTTGGACGAACCAAAATAAAATCACCTTTTTTGCAATAAGGACCGTTTGGGAACCGTTCTTTATCGGTATAGCAGTCAGGACCCATATCAACCACAAACAACACGGTTGTTAAGAGCTCGTCATACCGACGGGTTTCATCAGACTTAATGATCCCGCTGTCATAGGCTTCTTCAACTTCTGGAATTGCGCAAAGTATTCTGTATCCTTGCGGGATTGGGAGTTGTCTTGCTTTTTCGGCTTCTGTGGCGTCGAAACTTACTGATCCTACTATTTGTGGTTTATCGGGGTTTGTACCGATAAGGATTTCACTCATCTGAGTTCTCCATTTTTTGTTTAAGGTCTAATATTTCCTGCTTTGCGAAGAGCAGACCTTTAATCTCCCCACAAACTCTTTGGTACTCGGAATAGTCCTTTGCTTGTCCAGAGGCTATCCAGTCCCGTTTAGCGGTTGTTTCTTTGTCTAGGGTTTGTACTAGAACATCTGATGCGTCCATTAGTCTCCTTTACGGGTTTGTTTAGGCGGGGCCAGCTCAGCCTTCAATAGGTCCATTCCGGCATTAGCGACCAGTTTCTCTTTGTCGTTGCGCATTGTCGCAGCGGTTTTGAGAGCATCAAACTTCACTTTATCGGCGTTTTTCTTGACATCTGCTTCAACTTTCATACCTTCAAGTACTAGGCGTTCTTGCTCAAGGGCTACATCAGAAGCGTCTTTAGCAACCTTGCGTTGTTGTTCTTGCATCTTAAGTTGCAACTCTTGTTGTTGCATCTGGATGATCGGATCTTGCGCTTGTTGCTGAGCCTGCTGCTGAGCCACTTGCGCCTGATTCTGTTGCAATAGACGGGTCGCAGCTTCGGCAAGCATTGGTGCCAGACGAGCTTCAACTTCTGGGTTCATATTGACATCTTCACCTGACTCATTTTGTTGTGGAGGCAGGGACATACCCAACTGCAACTCAATCTGTTTGCGATACTCAAAGCCCAGATGCTCATTGATGTGCGCCATCATAGCGCTCTGTAACTGCTGCGCCATTGGGTTGTTCTGTAGTAATTGCATAATCTTCGGATCTTGCATCGCTGACATATGGACAGTGATATGAGCCTGATGGTCTTGGTACATAAATGCTTTAACCGGCTTGCCTTTGAGCACGTTCTGGTTCTCGGATACGGGGTCTGTTGGTTTCTGATCCTCGTCCATCGGAATGAGTTTTTGTGCATTCTTAATACCGAGCACATCTAACATCTGACGGTGCAGTAATGGCAAGTTGTATAGCTGTGGTGCTTGTTGCGCTAATTGGAGGACCGCTTGGTACTGGACAATCTTCTGTGCCATTGTTGAAGCATTAGGATCGCTGACAGGAATAACGTCCACGTTGTCGTAATCAGAACGCTTAGCAAATCTAGATCCTTCGACCGGTTGATATGGGTACTCGTCTGGTGTGTATGCAGCAATAATGTGCTTGAGCAGCTTTAACTCTTGCTTCATGGAGAAGTGGATGCGAGCTTGTACAGCCGACATCACTTTGAGCGTACGCTCAAGAATTGCTAGAGTTGTGCCAACAGGAGCTTGGCTGGACATATCACTGATCTGCAGATCAGCAGTATTAGCAAAGCGGCGACCTTCTTCAACGATTTGGTTGAGCAAGGCCATTAATGTTTGGCTAGGCTCTTTGTATGGAAGCGGCAGAATGTTGTCACGCATCGTGCCACTAGGCACATCTACGTCTCTAAACTCACCTGGGGCAATCGGGGTATCGTCTCCCTTAACTCGCAGACCTCGGGTTTTAAAGCCACCTGGCAAATTCGATAATGTACCAGCGTCGACAAGTTGTCTGATAAGAGAAGTACCAGACTTAGCAAAAGCGCCGATGAGGTGAATAAGGCCAAAACAATAAAAGCCAAAGCCCGGAATGTATCCATAATGGACGAAATGCTGGCGTTTCTGATAAGTCTCATCATCTGGCTCCCAGTTTTTGCGGATAGCCAAAACGGTGTTGCTACCCTTTTCTAGAGTCACTACGTACGGTAGTGCAATCCCAGTAGGTTTCCCATCCTCGTCTTTATGCTCGTAGCCTGGCAGATCAAGATCTACATGCATCTCTAGTAATTTGTAACGGTCGTCCGATGTTGCTCTAAAGCCAAGCTTCTCGGCAATCTTCTTCTCAACCTCATCAAGCGTATTGACAGGATCACCTAAGTCCACGTCACGGTAAAAGCCAGCAGCTTGTAATTTCTTGAGCTCGTTCTCGGTCTTGCGCATCACATGCGTGACCCGCTCCGAAGAGGCCAAGTCAGCTGCGCCATAAGGCACAACTAGATCTTCTGCAGGGACGTACATCGACACTTGACGATCTAAGTTTGGATCGAAGTACACTTTCTTGAACGCATTACCTGCTAAGCCCAAGCCCCACAGCATGCGCTCATGTTCAGGGCGGAACTCTGGCATTGCCTCTGTAAGCTGGTAGTTCATGTCATCTTGGACACGCTCAGCCGAATCTTTTTTCTGTGGAGTCTCTTTACCGATGATGACGGTCTTTACCGGTCCCGCTGCAGGGAACATACTCATCATGGTTTCTGCTTGGAACTTGACAAGGGCTTCAGACAGGAGGGGGTGGTACACACCGCATGCGCCTTCCCAGGGCTCTGTGCGCTCCTCGATCTTTAGACCAAGAAGTTCTAAACCGTCAACGTATGTCTGTATCCAGTCTTTTCTACTGCCAATATCCGAATCAAAGTCACCAACTAAATCACCTGCTAGTTTTGTTAACTCGCCCTCGCTCATGTACTCAGCAAGGTTAGCGTTGAACTCGTCGGTTGTTTCTTCTTCCTTCTCTAGAACTATTTCTAGACCGTCCATACCAATAGTGACTGACTCAGGATCTTCAATTTCTATCTCGATCTCGGGTTCTTGCATCGCAAGAGCTTCGATCCCTTCAGGGGCTGCGTACAAACCTTTGTCAATATTAGCTGCCATAATTTATCCTTAATAGTACCCAGCAGTGCGCTTGGATTTGAAATACTTTATCTCGTCGGGTTCATCAGACTCTAACCGAATAAAGCCGCCACGTCTATACCGCAGCAGGGCTTGGCTCATCGAATCTACCAAGTCATCATGCTCCCCCGATGGAAAGCTTGCGACCTCTTCTACCAATTCTTCTGCCCAACTTGTGTTTGGAATCCACACGTGCCCACTCGCAAATAAGTCAGCTACCGCATTTAATCTCGCTATTTTATCGTTACCTTTAGAAGGTGTGAACTCTTGGACAGGAATACCCATCGCTCGAAGCTCAAATATCAATGGCGAGCCTGCCGCTTTCGCTTCCACAATCATAGCGTCTGGTTCCCACTCTTTCCATTCTTCAAACGCTTTCTGTTTTAACTCAGGAAACTCCATGCGCTTTTTAAACGCATTTAAGAGGATAATATTTGCCTGTTCTACCCCTCTATCGTCTGGATGGTAGAACACACCCCACGTTGTACACGCAGAATAGTCGCTCCGCTGCGTCTTTAGGAACGCCGTATCCCACGATTGGATCAAAAACTCGCACTGCGGAGGATAATCTTCCTCCCAAACCCTCCACCACTCCCGTTTTATGATCGCCGAAACGTCAGAAGTCGGGGTTTGCATGTACTGAGCCTGCCATTTGGCGTTGGGAAGCTCGTTTTTTAGGGCTAAAAGCTCTATTTTTGACCAAAATTCAGGCCAAAGTGGCTTACCAGAGGGTAAAAGCGCCGGAAAGTCGATTACTTCCCACTCTTCTCCCTCTCTTTGGGTGGCTGCTTTGACAACTTGGCCTGTTAAGTCCTTCTTGGACCACCGTGTCATCACAATAATGATTGCGCCGCCCGGTTGGAGACGCTGACGAGGACCCGATGTGTACCATTCGTACGTTTTATCGTAGATTTCTGGGTTCGTTTCGCTTAATGCTGCCTCTTGTTCTGAATGTGGGTCGTCAATAATGAGTATATCTGCGCCTTTACCAGTGACCGCACCACCAACACCGATCGCAAAGTAGTCTCCGCCGCTATTAGTCGCCCAGCGACCCGCAGCTTTGGAATCGGCTTGCAGCCCAACTGTTGGAAAAATGTCTTTGTATACGTCTGAGTCGACCAAATTACGGACTTTTCGTCCGAAGCCCACAGCGAGCTCAGCGGTATGGGAGGTTTGAATAACTTTCTTCTGAGGAAATTTACCCAGAAACCAAGCAGGAAGGAGGTAACTAGCAAATTCAGATTTCGTATGCCGAGGTGGCATATTGATAATAAGTCTTTTACATTGTCCAGTAGCGACTCGCTCGAACGCCCTTGCCATTTTGACATGATGTTCTCCATGAATAAACGTAGGCCAAACATAGTTAACGAAGACCATGAAGTCATCCTTGGCCTTATCAAATGCGATACTCCTCTTAGCCTCGACAATGAGGGCGCCAATCTTCTGCTGGACTGGCGGGGGTAGATGGGGTAGAGCTTTCTCAGCTCTCTGAAGCAGTTCCGGGCTCATCGTTTTTGTCGTCTGTGCCTAATTCTTCATCCACGTTAATATCACCAATACTCTTGGGCTTTTCTGGTTTGACTTCTTCTACCTGACCCATGTACATATCTAGGGTTTTGGCAAGTTCCCGCTCAATATCATCGACTGTGCGATGGGTCACGTTAACCTCAATCTTATCGGAGAACAATCCCACACTACCGATGCGCCCTAGGTTTTCCAAGGCTTTCATACGCTGACGGGGGTCTGGATCAACTGATTCAGTGATTAGTTTGTTGGTCACGTAATTACGTAAACGGCGGTGGACGTCTAGAACCTCTTGGTCCCATTCCGACAGGATGGCTTCCAGATTGATGATGGTCCCGGGGGTCAGTTCTTTTACTGGCGGGAGCTTTTGGGTAGCCATAATTTCGTGGCTTTTTGCCTTATCTGCTTCGGTGACTGGGACAGTGGCGCCTTGCTTAATCAGCTCTTGCACAGTCTCGAATAGGGCGTGCGCTTTCTCTCGAAAGTCTTCGATCTCCTCTGGCGTCGTGTCAAAGGGTAGTGGTATTCCTATTTCTGGCGTCGCAATAATAGGCATCTAGTTGTAAAACTTTGTGTAGTTTCGATGAGCGAAGTATATATCGTATTTTTTATTTTGCAAACTACTATAGGTGGGGTACTAGTGAGTGGTAGTTAAAGCATGCGAAGCAATTAAAAAATCCCACGTTCCCCCGTGTCCTCACGTGACTAAGAACCAAATTAGTTTAATTCCTTTTTGCCATGTTGCAATGCAGCATTTATTTTAAAAAAATATATACCCCCCGGGGGGTATGCGAAATAAAAAGGTAAGGGGGGTGTTTCCTAGAAACGACTTTACATTGTCCAGAAACACAGAGGACTGGGAAATTCTCGTGTACATCATTATGTAAGGCAGGATAGGCGGAGTCCCAAACTGTATTTGGGGGGTGGGGGTCGCTATTTATGAACAGGTGTTAATAAGTGTTTGAAAATGCTAGGTAATTTTGCCCATTTTGGTACTATGAATTATCCCATTGCGTTTTGCATTTGGGGTTTTATTAACAGGTGTTCATATATCAAGGAGAATTACAATGAGTGCAAATTATGTAGAAATGATTAGTTCAGTAAAATCCGCATTAAAACTAGGTGACAAGGCTGAGACTGAATTACAGACAATGGGCTTAAATGTTGCTGAGTTTTTTGGCTCTGAAAAGGCATTAGAAGAGGTTAAGGCTCAATTCATTGCTGACGCAATCCATTCGATTGTTAAGCCTAAGCATATTCAGGCTTTAGCCGTTGATTTACCCCGTATGAATAGCAAAGCATATAAAGAGGCTTGCTCGGCTGATAACTCTTACCCTGATAAATGGGATATTGCTAATCAGGCTAAAAAAGATGCTCGATCAACAATCGAGACCTATTACAAAAGGGTAGTAAAGTTTGCTTTCCCTGCTGAGAAAAAAGAGAGCCCTAAAAAGGGTTTTATTGATCGCATTACAAAATTGATCGAAGACGGCGGGAAAATTAAAGAGTGTGATTTTGACCTAGTCAAAGTGATGGGCTTTTTAATTCAGGCTGAGAAAACCGCAAAAATCAAAATCTAACCCGAAAGGGTTTTACGAGCCCCGAGCAATCGGGGTTTTTTTGTTGCCCGTTTTTTGATGATAGTTTCCGATGAAGATGATGATGCTGATGATGCAGTTGTGCAAACTTATTAGCATGTGTTAATAAATTGCTTGTTCCAAGCATTGTTCCATTTGTTCCGCATTGTTCCATTCGACTGGAACAAGGTTTTTTCATATGGGCAAAGGGTTTGCGGGTTGTTTTCTCTATTTGTTCCATTGTTCCATATATATATATAAGAGAGCGAGTTAGGTTTCTACTTGACAAAGTAAAGTAATTCAAGAAGTTCTGCCTTCTTGTCCTCTTTGGCAGGTTCATATATTCGCTGGAACAATGGAACAGAGTGCAATTTATTGCGCCAAGTCGTTGAAGTTATTGTGTTTTTCTTGTATTTCGTTTATGGAACAAAGGGTATATTATGGAACAAGATCATGGAACATTGGACAAAGTAAACCAAAACCAACACACCAAAACCTGTTGTAGGTTGTGCGGTGAAGATGTGGCTTCAGGTCGGTGGGATTTGGGTTATCGAGTGTGTCTAGGTTGTGGTGATGAGATCGCCAAAGACCGCAAGTTTTGCGTAGTCCCGATGCATAAAAGCAATTATGTAGCGATATTCGATAGGGAATTATTAACAGGTGTTAATCAAAAAGGGGGGATAGTGAAATGAAAGTGTATCTGCAAGCAGGTGTATTTCTGCTCGTTTTAGCGGTTTGCGTGGTTCTTTGGTCAATTAAATTGGAGTATGGATTATGAAGATATTTGATGAGGATTGGTTTCCGATTGTGTTGGTCATTGCGTTTTTTCTTAACCTGATATGGGGGGCATCGTGAGCACAAGAAACAAGGGAATGGGTAAAACATACCGCTCAACGAGTGAGGCATTTAAAGATGCTGACTACGCTACCCCGATTTGGCGGTGTGAAACCGAAAATGAACGGGGTTGGCGGATTGTGCGTGGTTTGGGTGCAGTCATCTTGGGTGTTGGCTTTTCAGTTTGGCTGACGATTGCGCTGGTTGATTGGCTAAAAGGATTCCCAAATGGTTAAAGTCATCGACAAAAAGACGGGGCGAGAGTTGCACTCGGGTGATGTGTTGTTGCGGAAAGACTACAAGGGGTTTACCCGTAGATACGAGATGATCTCCATAAGCGAGGACAACACAAGGATACAGGTAAGGGAGGTCGGGCGAGATGATCGGTGGTTGTATCACACATTCCCGATTGGCAGACTTGGACTTGATGTGGTGATGCTATGACTACTAAACGAGGGAAAGAGATAGCCACAGCAGTAACGCTATTGGAAGGGTTACTAAATGATGCCCGAGAACCCAAAACTGACAAGGAATTGGAGATGTTCATTAAGTTTTGGACTGCGTATGCCATATGCAAGGCAGACCATACGGCAAGGGAACTAGAGAAAAGCAGGTGATTTATTAACAGTTGTTTATAAAAGGAGAGTGTGATGAGTAGATGTTATGAGCATTTCAAAGCGAAGTGGGAAAACACCAAGAGGATTCGTGGTCGTGCCGAGGATATTAGACCGATTGGTAAGCGGTATCGGACATGGGAAACAATCGAGAAGCGTATGGTTACAGTTGATGACGCATACCAAGAAGTTTATGCGTGTCATTTATATGAGACCGATGTAGTGATGTATTACCCCGATGGTTCGATTGGGTTGCGGATTAACTCGTGGGCTACCCCGACAACGGCAGACTTTATGAGTTGTTATAGCCCGTTCTATATATGCAAGAAATACAACAAGTTGTGGGTTTACCCCAAAGGGCATAGCGTAGATGAGGCTTATCCGATACCCACAGATGGGGAGTTGCGGTTGGTCATGGGTGCAGATGGGAATTACAAACCCGAGAAACCCATTGTGATTGAGAAGGTGGTGATCGATCGGACTAAGGCGAAAGATGCTCGGGAGAAAATCAAGCCGTTCATCGAGTGGGCAAAATCGTTCAACAAATTGACTGATGGTTGGGTCATGCACGAAACCCGAGAACAGTTCGCTACCTACACACAAAGACTTGAACATAGTTGGGCTACGCTGAAAGTGGATTATGGGTTGCCTGATGGGGTGGTTCAGTATCGGTGGACAGGCACTATTGATAGGGTCAATCCAAAGCAAGCCTACGAGTACCTACAAACTTGTGGAGATGATGGGTGGATGCGTGTTTATCTAGCGATGACCGATGAGCCTGATCGTGCCGAGGAAAGTCGCTTGGCAAAGCAAGTGAACCTTGGTGATGTGGGTAACAATCGGATAAAGAAGTTGTATGACGTGAAGTTCAAGTGGGAAACCTTGCAATCGACTATCTACACCATGGTGCATAACGCTACCGATACCACAAAGAAGATTGAGGTTGAAGCGGGTAAGCCAATGACGAAGGTGGTTTGATTTATCGGAGTTGTAAATGCTTGACAAACATACTTATAGGTGTTATAATGGTTCTATAAAGTGTGAGAAGTAAGAGTGATTTATTAACAGTTGTTTATAAAAGGAGAGTGCGTATGTCAGTTATAAATTTTGGTCAGTCAGTTTCGTTGCAAGAGTTCGCTCATGGCATTGGGACTGTGGGTAATGATGTAACCATCATTGGGCAGGGTGAGCCAGGAATTGGTAAGAGTTCAATGCTAAAGGTGTTGGCACAAAGGTATCCCGATTACGAGATTGCCTACATTGATTGCACCTTGTTGGACTTGGGTGACTTTGCGTTGCCCTATACAGTTCAAGCGGGTGAAGATTTGAAGGTGACTAAGTTTGCCCCCAATGCGAGGTTCAAGTTCCATTCGGATAAGCCTGTAATCATCATGCTTGATGAGATCGGTAAGGCGATGAAGGCGGTGAAGAATGTATTGCTTACGCTGATGCTCGAGGGCAGGATTGGTGATAACTATGCCCCGAAGGGTTCGATTGTGTTTGGGACAACTAATCTACTAAGCGACGGGGTCGGGGACATGTTGGAAGCCCACGCACGAAACAGGATAGCCCTTGTAACAGTTCGCAAGCCCGATGCTGATGAGTGGATTGAGTGGGCATTGAAGAATGATATTGCCCCCGAGGTGGTGGCTTGGGTTAAGCAGTTCCCCCATGCGCTATCGAGTTATACCGATGGCAGTCAGAAAGACAATCCGTATATCTTTAATCCAACGCGTGCTGGTATGGGTGCGGTGGTTACTCCAAGATCTTTGGAGAAGGCGAGTCACATTGCCAAGAAGAGGGCGGAGTTGGGTGATGCACTAACGATCAGTCTATTGACAGGCACTATCGGTGAGTCGGCGAGTCGGGATATGCAAGCGTTCTTTACTGTGGTGGACAAGTTGCCGACATGGGAGAGCGTGATCTCTAATCCATCGAGTGCAAAGTTGCCTGATGATACGGTGGCTAAATGTATCTTGGTGTTCTCGGCTATCGCTCGGGTGGAGAAAGATACTCTGAGCAAGTGGCTTACATACAGCAAGCGTATGGACATGGAGTGGCAAGCATTGTTCGCAACGAGTGTGATGAAGTCCAACAAGCAATCGTTCTGCGTAATGAATAGCGACTTCAAGGATTGGGCATTGAAGAACCAATGGCTATTCTAAAAGTTGGTGATTGGGTATTGGTGGATGGAGAGGTCGGGCAAGTAACAGTTACCGACTTTACGGCAGGAGTTCACTTGATTAAGTTCAAAGGCAAAGGCAGAAGTTTTGCCAACGCTACACAAGAAACAAGAGTAACCAAGATTGACCCTGCGTTCCATAAATTATTAACAGATGTTAACAAGGAGAGTGATGATGACTAAGCTAACGGCAGAGCAGAGAGTTCAGCGTGCTCACGTATCGCTGATGAAGAACCCTAAGTATTGTTTGTATTCGGGTGTGTTCATGGTCGGTAAGGTTGAGATCAAAGATGATGTGCCAACGGCATGCACCAATGGTCGAGATGTAATGTATGGTCGTGCGTTTATCGACAAGCTGAGTGAATCAAATGTCAAGGGTGTGATCTTGCATGAGAATTTGCACAAGGCCTTTCGGCATACGACTATGTGGAAACATCTTTACGACAAGCATGCACAGATGGCAAACATGGCATGTGACTATGTGATTAACCAAATGATCGTGGACTCCGATCCGTCAGGGCAAGAGGTGGCATTACCCAAAGAAGGTTTGCTCGATCCTAAGTATCGGGGTATGGATTCTCAACAGGTGTTCAATGACTTGATGAAGCAAGCCAAGCAAGGGTCGGTGCATGTCAAGACAGTTGGCGATCAAGCAGGCAAAGATGTTCCCGTAGACCAAGAGGGTAATGGTGAGGGAATGGAAGGACTTGATGAGCATGATTGGGAAGGTGCGAAGGAGATGGATGCAAAGGAGAAGGAAGCCCTTGCCAAAGATATTGACCAAGCGTTGCGTCAAGGTGCGATTCTTGCGGGCAAGATGAAAGGTAATGTTCCACGAGAAGTAACCGATGCACTCGAAGCGAAGGTTGATTGGCGAGAGGCTATGCGTGAGTTCGTTAATTCGTTCTGTATGGATAAGGATGAATCGACATGGCGCAGACCTAATCGTAGGTGGATTGACCAAGATGTTTATATGCCGTCGTTGATCGGTGAGTCGGTGGGTCGCATTGTGGTTGCGATTGATATGTCAGGCTCGATTGGGACTGAGGAGATCGGTCAGTTCTTGGGCGAGGTCAGAAAGATTTGCGACACAGTTAAGCCCGAGGGTATTGATCTTCTGTATTGGGATACAGATGTTTGTCAGCATGAGAAGTATGAGCAAGACCAGCTAGACAATCTGTTGTCATCGACTAAACCCAAGGGCGGTGGTGGCACAGACCCAAGATGTATTCCTCGCTATATCAAAGACCATAAACTCAAACCCGAGTGTGCGGTGGTATTGACCGACGGCTATGTAAACGAGTGGGGCAAGTGGGATTGCCCAACGCTATGGGGTATTACAACGGACATCACAAGCCCCGTTGGTAAGAGTGTTCGTGTGCAGTAATTTATTAACAGATGTTCATAAGGAGAGTGCAAATGATTCAGAATAGTTCGATGTTGATTGACCTAAACATTTCGGTGTGGACAGGTCGTAAGATGGACAAGAAAGTATCCGAGGAGATTGACGCAAGCAAAGGAACGCATGCGAGAGCAGGAAACTATCACAAAAAGTTATTGGCGGGAACGCAAAAGCTCGACGATTTGACGAAGTTGGTGAACGCAATTCGTGCGTGGCATTATCAGCAGACTTTACCTTGGTCGGATGGTGGTAGCAGGTTGTTGCCAATGGCAAACTTCTTTGACTACAAAGCTACGTTGGGTGATTACCAGATGCAGTTCGAAGAATCGGTCAGAGAGTTCATTGACGAGTATCCGACATTGGTGTCAGCAAGTGCGTTTCAGTTGAGCGATCTTTTTGACGCAGCCGACTATCCTGATGCAAGTGAGTTGGCTAGTAAGTTCAAGTTCAAGTATGTGTTCTTGCCTGTGCCTGATGGTGGTGACTTCCGAGTTGATGTGGGTGAGACTTACAAGGCAGACTTGAAAGAGCAATACGAGAAGTTCTACGAAGCGAAGTTGAACGATGCGATGGCAGATGCATGGACAAGATTGCATGAGTGCTTGTCAAACATGAGTGAACGCCTTACTTCTCTTCCTACGCCGAGGGTGTTGAAAGATGGAACAGAAGTGTTTACCCCTGTGTTCAGAGATTCATTGGTGGGTAATGCGGTGCAGTTGTGTGATCTGCTTACTAAGTTGAACGTAACCAATGACCCTAAGTTGGAGACATGTAGAAAGAAATTGGAGAGCGTGCTCTCGGGAGTCTCTGCCGGTGAGTTACGTGAAGACGATGGCTTGCGGTTGGATGTGAAATCCAAGGTTGATGAAATTCTAAGTATGTTTTAAGGAGAAGATTATGAGTGAGCATATAAAGATTAGTAGAGGGGAGATGATAGAGCATCTTAGTCAGTCGATGTTTGACGATTTAGAGATGAACCCTGACTACTTAACATTGATTATTGCCGAAGGGTTTATGGGGTACAACCACTACACCACCGAAGATTTGTTGTACGAGTATCGAGAGTATATAAGTGAAGACCCTGACTATAACGTAACGATTGAAATAGTGGAGGACTAAATGGGTTACAGATCAGACGTATCGTTTTGTTTGCAGGTGAAAGACCCTGAGCAGTTTGTAGCACTAATGAAGTTGAAGGATGATGAGGTGCTTAAGGAAATGTTGGACTGTATGTGGTTGAGCGAAGACTTGTTGCACTTTCACCATCATCATTGGAAGTGGTATCCCGATTCGGAAAAAACGTTCGGCGATCTGATGAACATGGCTGAGAAGTATGACCCCGACTTTGCGTGTCGGTTTGCTAGGGTGGGCGAGAACGTAGATGACCTAATCGAAGAAGCATTTGGTGAGGGCGGTTGGGATTTGGATTACCCATACGTGGTGCGTCACCTAGAAGTTGGGTTTGATTCAACATACGCAAAGAAGTTAATAGAAGAGGAGAAAGAAGATGCTAGTACTTAATGATGTAGAGAAACTTACCCCAAGGTATGTGCAGTTATTGACAGACTTTAGGCGAACACAGATCAGTCGCTTTCCTGTTGAGATCAGGGTGATTAACTCTGAGTTCGTAGCGTTTGTGGACAGTCGATTCCCTGTATCGCCAAATGCGTCAGCAAGCGTGCGTAACAGTATTGGGTCAGTTTATTCAGACGGCGACAAGATTGTGGTTGAGAGTCGGTTGATTCAGAACGAGAAATACAACATGCACAATACCGATTACCATACTCGCAAGACACAGGACATACGCAAAGTATTGAAGTATATGAAGGACTATCTCAAGCCCTACACAGCGCAAGAAGTTGCGAGTCGAACCCTAAGTAATGCCAAAGAAGCTTTTAACACTCACAAAGAAAAAGCCATGTGGAAGGCTCGTGGTTACAAGTTAGATGATTTGGAGGTGCTATATGAAGAAGTCATGCATATGAAGATGTTGGGGTATGAGCCTAAGACCAATGCGGTTAAAGAGCTAATGCACGAAGGATTCCCTGCTCTTGAGAAGTTTATGAAGACAAAAGACACAGAGTTCCCAAGAGTGCATGTGTATATTGCCCCTGATGAGTCGGTGACTGTTGCGGTGTTGATGAAACAATCCAATTTGGAAATGGGTGCTACTACACACGAAACACTGGCGGCGGCACCTGCGTTCATCCAACAACAAGTTGGTCTGCTTAAGATGATGGATAAAAACACACATGTGCCTGATGTAGGTTACAAGTCTTCCGATACTGAGTTTTGGATCGAGGGTTTTTCCCAATAAAATATTTACTTGACAATTCTATAATTGTTATATACATTAAGAATGTGGTATACTTTATAGGAAAAATGTGAAGAAGAAGCCATATACACTAAGTGTGTGCACAGGTAGTATAGGTGTAGTTAATCTAGCAACATTAAACAACAACAAGACTTGTGAGGTTAAGTTAATTAAACCTGACATGATTCCAAGCTTCATATTGGAACGTCTTGCGTTGCTACGTGTGGCTGATAACTCTGCCGAACCCGTTATTGCAGATGTTGGTAGGCAGATCGGAAGTAATTTGTACACAGTCTATTTAAATATAGATGAATACCAACAAATACGTGCGTTACCAAACGCATAAATTTAACCATAAAGAAAGAGTGCTATGAAAAATACAAAAGTAAACACAGTAAAAGCGTTGATGGATGCAAATAAAAATATATCCGTTAAGGAGATTTGTGAAAAGACAGGGCTATCAAGTAGCCAAGTGTATGCAATCCGCAATTACATTAAGACAAACTCGAAGAAAAAGTTAACACCTGTTAATAAATCAACTAAAGCCAAACGTGTGCATATTAAACCAACAGATACGATTAAGCGGTTAGAGACAGACATGGCTGAGATGCAACGCTTGGCTATGTATTGGAAACAGGCATACCACGAGTTAGAGGTTAAGAGTAGGGGTAACGTTGCGGTTATCCAATATCTCGAGTCCAAGATCGAACAGTTATTCAAATGACCCCTGAGAAAAAGGTCAAAGACAAAGTCCGTAAAGTCCTAGCGGAGTATGGGGTGTATAACTTTATGCCCGCTACGCATGGCTACGGGCGGTCGGGTGTGCCTGACATCATTGCTTGTTTTAATTCTCAGTTTGTTGCCATCGAGTGTAAGGCAGGGAAAGGCACAACAACTACTTTGCAGGAGAGAGAACTGAGCCTGATCCGCAAAAACGGTGGGGTAACGATGGTTATTAACGAAGAAAACATACATGAACTAGAGCAGTATCTTGCGTCTTTTGATGAGGAGGGTAGGGGATGACGACGTGGACAACTGAGGATTTGGAAAACGCTAGAAGGAAAATCGAAGAAGATGAGTATTCGGGTGGCATACCAATTCCGTTTGCGGGGTGGATGCAACAAGATAAAGAAAATACCGAGGCGATGTTGAGACACCAGCTACAAATACTGCAAGCTGAAATAGAAGCGTTAAAAGCAAAGACACTAACAAATGAGGAAATAAACAAGATTGCTCAAGAACATGGGGTTATCGTTGATGCTGGAGTTTATGAATTTGCTAAAGCAATACTAAGAAAGGCGCAAGAGAAATGAGTGAAAAAACTGTATTAAAAGAAGCCCACACCATTATCTATGGTGATCGGGAGAAGACCTATGGACATCCTGCAAAGAACCTAAAGACGATTGCGAAGATGTGGAACGCTTTTCTTGAGGCACGCACAAGTGGTGGTGAACTTAACGCTAAAGATGTTGCCTCGATGATGATTCTACTCAAGACTGCTAGGTTGGCGAATAACCCTGACCATCGTGATTCTGTGGTGGACATCTGTGGATATGCTGCTTTAATTGAAAGATGTGATGAAGACCCGACCCAAGTCCAAGCCGAGTAACGGCAAGAAGTTGCGGTTGATTCGGGTGCTGGGTGGTAAGTATGCCGTCAATGTAAAAGATGTTGCCAAGTTAATGCGGGTTCGCATACGGCAAGCTCGGTACTACATTAGCGTGCTGACTAAAGAAGGAAAGATATACGTGCGGTACAAACAAGATAGATACAACTACTACGCATTAAGGAGAGGTAAATGAAGTTCGATAAATTTGTGGCAAAGCTAAGAGGAACGAAGGACAAGTTTGGGCTTGAGCCTGTGGAGTTAATTATCCTTGATGAGATTGTGCGTAAAGGTGAGGTTACTATCATGGCTTTCTCCGATGGGTTTGAGCAAAAGTCGCCCATGACTACGTTTAAGCACATTAAAAATTTAACCAAAAGAAAACTACTCAAGCTTGAGCCATCCCCAACCGACGGACGTGTGAAGTTGTTGAAGGAAGGTGTTAAGTTCAAAGAGTTAGTCAAGTATTTAGGAGAAGCGTAATGAACAAAGATGTGATGAATCAAGGAGTACAAATTCTGCTTGATCGCATGGATACCAACCCCGAGGAGTTTGATGACTATACGGGTAAATGGGGCGACATTATAGGTGCGGTACACGCTCGTAAAAGTATTCCCGAAGAGAACTCAAAGGATGCGCCGTTACCATTCCTAACTACCCCCGAGGTCAATGCGCTATACGAGAAGTTGGAAGACGTGCGTAGAGAAAACTTTACGGCTGACGTATTGCGTCGCCTTGCGGATGACTCAGTAAAACAACAAGAACTATGGGAAACAAGCTATTCAACAAGCAACTCATCTTATGTTGGCGGATCACTAACAACAACCCTTCCACAACCCATAGGACATCTAACAGAGCGAGAAAAACGATATGTTATTGATAATGTGGAAGCGTACAAAAAAGCAAAAGTACAGGAAATTAAGAAAAATAAGGCTATCCCTAGATGATTATTACCCTAGACTTTGAGACCTACTACGACAAAGCGTTTAGCTTAACTAAGCTGACGACCGAGGAGTACATTCGTGACGACCGATTCGAAGTGATTGGTGTTGCCGTTGCGGTAGATAACGAACAACCTGAATGGTTTAGTGGGACCCAAGCTGATACTCGTGCTTTCCTAAAGAAGTTTGATTGGGACAACGCTTTGGCTTTGGCACACAACATGCAGTTCGATGGGGCAATTCTGAATTGGCACTTTGGTATTAAACCAAAAGGCTATCTTGATACCTTGTGTATGGCTCGTGCTATCCATGGAGTAGATGCGGGTGGCAGTCTCAAGGTTTTGGCTGAACGCTATCAAGTTGGGGCAAAGGGAGATGAGGTCATTCGTGCCGAGGGTAAACGGCGCACAGACTTCTACGATGTAGACCTAGACCTGTATGGCAAGTACTGTATCAACGACGTGGCAATAACCTACGATATTTTTAAGATACTAGCAAAAACTTTCCCAACAAAGGAGTTGAAGGTTATAGATACAACGCTAAAGATGTTTATACAACCGTCGTTAGTCTTAGATAAGACTATGTTGGAAGAACACTTGGAGAACGTCAAGAACCTCAAGGCTAAACTGCTTGATTCCGCACAGGCTGACATTGACGACCTGATGAGTAGTGATCGGTTTGCTGAGTTACTAAAGGCTTTGGGTGTCGTGCCTCCTACCAAGATTAGTGCTAGGACAGGTAAGGAAGCATGGGCATTTGCCAAGACCGACGAGGAGTTCAAGGCTTTGTTAGAGCATACTGATCCACGTGTACAGGCTCTGGTGTCCGCAAGGCTAGGTAACAAAACAACTTTGGAGGAGACGAGAACGCAGAGGTTTATCGACATCTCTACCCGTGGCTTGTTGCCCGTGCCTATTAAATACTATGCGGCGCATACTGGTCGGTGGGGTGGCGATGACAAGATTAACTTGCAGAACCTACCCAGTCGGGGTAACAACGCAGGCAAGCTAAAGAAGTCTATACGTGCGCCTGATGGGTACATGATGATTGACTGCGACTCGTCACAGATTGAGGCTCGCACCGTTGCTTGGTTATCGGGGCAGAGTGATTTAGTAGACGCTTTTGATAAGGGTGAAGATGTATACAAGATCATGGCATCGGCTATATATGGCAAGGATGTGGAAAAAATATCGAAGGACGAACGCTTCGTCGGCAAGACGACAATTCTCGGCGCTGGTTATGGCATGGGGGCGCAGAAATTCCAAGTCCAACTCAAGACTTTCGGTGTGGAAATTGAAGCAGATGAAGCAAACCGTATTATCCAAGTCTACCGAAAAACTTATGACAAAATACCTGAACTGTGGAAGCAAGCACAAAAGTGTGTCGAAGCAATAGTCGACAAGAAAGCTTCAACATTTGGTGCGGTCGATGCAGTTAAGTTTGATCCGATTGAGGGTGGGTTTCTATTGCCAAGTGGTCTATGGCAAAGGTATGATGGTCTTGAAAGGGTATATGATACTGAGGGTAAAGTGCAGTATCAATACAAAACCCGCAAGGGTGCAGTTAAAATTTATGGTGGCAAGGTTGTAGAGAACTTATGCCAAGCAGTTGCAAGATGCGTTATTGCAGAGCAGATGCTACTTATCGGTAAACGATACAAGGTAGTGTTGACGGTGCATGATGCGGTAGCTTGTCTCGCACCAAAAGAAGAAGTCCTAGAGGCTCAACAGTATGTGGAAGAGTGCATGAAAACTAGACCTGCATGGGCGCAGACACTTCCGCTTAGTTGTGAATCGGGTGTAGGTAAATCATATGGAGAGTGCTAAATGAATGATGAAGACTTAAGGGATTGCTTTGCGATGTTTATAGTCAACGGGCTAATAAGTAGGGCTAGTGTGTTTGATATGAAGGAAGTATGGGAAATGGCAGATGTCATGCTCGAAGCCCGTAACAAAGAACCCGAAGAAGGTATTGTCAAAATTAAGCGAACAAGAAAGACGTAAGTGGCTAGTAAATTAAATGTGATTGAGGTGCTTGACGAAGCATTACGCTTACTACCTAAAACTAAATACTACATACCAAAATTTGAGGAACACAAGTTTGAATACGTACCTGATTTACGACGAGAACCAAGAGCTAATGCGAAAGGTCTTCAGACTAGAAGAAGCAAACCAAATCGTAAACGGGAGAGTTGGGTGGACGTACAAACTTTTACGTTGCAAAAAGAAACCGATTGATTTAACTGTATTTGAAGAAGCACTTTTTTAGGAGCATTAAATGTTAGAAAACGTAGAAGCAATCGAACCAAAGAAACCCGCTAAGTTATTTATAGCTACACCGATGTACGGTGGACTATGTGTAGGCGGTTACACCATGGGTATTCTTAACTGTGTGCAGACGTTTCAACCACGCAATATCCAAATGTATTACTCGTACATGATGAATGAGTCTTTGATTACCCGTGCCCGTAACGGTATGGCTTATGACTTTATGCAATCAGACGCTACGCACCTGATGTTTATTGATGCGGACATTAGCTTTGACCCAAAAGACATTGTGCGCATGATTGATGCTGACAAAGATATTATCTGCGGACTGTACCCAAAGAAAGAGATCAACTGGCAGTTA